ACTCTGTCGTCATTGCTTTTGAATGGGTTTAGTTTCTCGTCGTCAAAGTCTGGAGCTGCGATAAAGATGAGCTTGCTGTTGTCAGCTACTGACAGGTCTAGTGGATATTTTAGTGACTGACCTGTTGATGAAAGCTCTATCTGTGATCGGAACAGTTCGACTGTATGGTTGATGTGCTTAAGCCATAGTTTGATTGTTTTTGGCGGTAGCGGCACTTGAAGCAAAATGTATATGTGCAGTGATACGCGGTCGCCTTTCATGCCCATGCTGCTGCTGGCTTGTGCGATGTACGACACATCCTGAAATACAGCAGGCATCTGTGACATCACGAGCTTTGCCAGGCGTTTAACTTCTTTGCTCGTGATCGGAGCTTTGTGTTTGTATCCATCAACGTACAAACCATCTAGATCCAGGACAATGTATTCACTGTAGGCAAGCTTGTCGCTCTGCCCCCGGCGACTTTCGTTTGTAAGTTGTTTTTTGAGCGGGCCTTTTAGAAGGCAACGGCCACCGGCCGAGTGCTCTAAGAACAGGGAGGTAAGTTCTTTAAGCCCTGCAGCCGATGGCTCAACGTCACAGTGATACGACGTAACGTCTTTGACGTTTGGGTATGATTTTGTCTCTGTTGTGGAGACGTGTTTAGTGAGTCGTAATCCATTACTAGACTCAAGGAACACAAATTGCATTGTTACTCCGTTCCAGTATTAGTCTGGCTAATACTATCTCAAAATTTAAACGATGTTGTACTTACGTCGAAAGACTTCTTCCCTGTCTATATCGATGTCACCGTTTGCTTCAAATGATAGGCGAGCTGAAGAGCGTTTTGTTTCTGTTAACTTTACAAGGCAGATAACTTCGCCATTTTTATGAATGACAACGTTCTCGTCTTCCTTGCGATTGAGTACAAGTCTGCTCATTTACTGTACGCCTTGTCGAAGCCGCCTTCTGCGGCAAGTGGTAAATCTGGAGCCCAGCTAGGTGGGATGCACATGAGCTCAATAATCTTATCCATCACTGTCGTAGCATCTGTTTCAGGGGCGATGCAAACTATTTCGTCATGTACGGTCAGTACAACTGCACCTCCTAGATCCTGAAGGTATGCATGTATGCGTAGTAGCCCGTCAGTAATGACGATGCGAGACAGTGCTTGCACTATATTCTCTGTGATTTTTCCACCCCAAGTAAACTCGGGCTTTCCGCGGAAGCTGTATTTGTATTGGCTACCAAGAATCTGTAAGTCTTGGTACGCAAGTCGCATTCCATTAGGCAGCCCAATTGCGTTCTCATGTATCGAGAACACTCTGTATTGGAAAGGCGGGTTGTATATTTGTTTATCAAGCGTCCACATCAGCATGCTAGTTGCACGTGACCAGAACTCAGGGATACCTGGGTATGTAGTTCGGTATGTACTAACAACGTCATGCGCTTCTTCTGTTGTGAACTCCATTGGCGGGCCCATAGCTCCAGACTTCAATGTAGCTTGGAACTTGGCCGCGCCCATACCGTAGCCGAGACCCAAGATAGCAGTCTTACCTACAAACCGTTCTGTAGGATCGTCATTCTTGTTTATAGGTCGTCCATATACTTGGCTGGCAAACTGACTGTAGACATCGTCGTTGCGTGCGAATGCTTGTAGAAGGTCTTGTTCGTCTGCAAGCCATGCAAGCATGCGTGCCTCGATGTTGCTGAGGTCAGCTACATACACAAGGTTGCCGGCCGGGGCGATCAACGACTTACGTATCTCGCTGCCCCGCGGTAGGTTTTGCATGTTGATTTTTTCTGTACCGCCGAAGCGGCCAGTGTGTGCTGCATAATATCGAAGCGGTACGCTGAGCGTTCTGTCTTCGTTACATGCATCTAAGAAGCGCTGCGCGCGGGTCTCTGCAATACGTGACTTAACAACGACTCGTGCATCCCAGATGTGCTGCAGCTCGGGATGTTTGTTGCAGAGCTGCTTGTAGCCTGCATCGTTCTTGCCGAGTGCCGGTATCTGTTCGCCTGTAGACGGAGATTTTTTGGTTGGTGCGTTGATGTTGTGTTCGTTCTTTAGATATTCGGTAAATTGTTGATTGCTTGATAATACTTTTTTGTCGATTCCTGATGCTTTGATTAGTTGTTCTGCGTTCGTTATCTGTTGGTCTCGGTACGTGGTCAGTCGTTCACGGTCCACTAGCAGCTTGGGCTCAACAAACATACGTGTTGTGAGATTGATGAGCTCAAGTTCTTCTTCGGGATAGTCGTGCCACAGTTCTTCGAAGATAGCGTGCGTTAGATCAACGTCCTGTATGCAGTAACCTGCGATCTGTTCTTCGATGTCTGGTGGTAGATCAACGATACCTTTAGCGTTAATTAGCTCGTCGCCTTTTCGCATACTGGTATCATCTGGAAACACACGTTGTGCTACGTCAGCTAGTCGTGCTGACTGTCCTGGCCATACGCCACGAGCCATTGCTGCTGTATCGTAGTAGTAGGCAGGAGTTACTCCGTAGTACTGGGTGAGAATGTATGCGTCGAACATAGCGTTATGCGCGATGATCTTTGTATCTTCCCAAGGTATGGAGTGTATGTAGTCTTCGGCTTCGTCTTCGCCGTACCAGGTAGCAGTGTTGTCTCCAACATGGCGTATGCCGACGCCCCAGACCTTGAAGTCGGGGTGCCGCACATATTCCATAGTGGTCATCTTGGTAAGACTTAGTTTTGTGTCGAAGTAAGTTTCGAAATCAATACTTAATAGTGTCATCTTCAAGATCTTCCAATCTGTTGTCGTATAGTTGCTCAAGACGTAGAACGTGTTCTATTTCTCGCGCAGTGCTTACTTGTTGTTCTATTTGCTTAAAGTTTTCTTCAAGTTCTTTGGCAAGATTGGGTTGACGGGATTTGAGCCACACATAGGTGTAGCTGTATAAGTCATATTGATTGGGGTTTTGCCGCCGCTCTTGTTCTTCCTTGTGAGCGAGGTCCATATATTCTTCAGCTTTCATTACTTCCTCCTGAAGTTACTAATATTAGCTGTGAGCAAAGATACTAATTATTCTGTACAAGATCAAATTCTAGTTGGTCGTAGTCACCGGGGCTTACTTCGTCCCAGATAGCGCAGCATTTATCTAGCTGGTAGATAGCACTTTCGATGTGGTATTCGAATACGCTGTTCGTTGGTAGTTGGTCTTTGATGGCTTTACATCCAATTGAAAGCGCGCGTACTTGATTGATATCTAATGACATGGTTTTTCCTTTCAAAATAGTGGCTCGTATATATCGCCTCGTTCTAGCTTTTCTTTAAGACGGCGATACTCGCTCCATAGATGTTCTGACGGGGTGCCTTCCCAGTCAGCATTACGTGCTGTGTCATATGCTTTTTCCACAGCGTCTGTTATCGCAATTAAACGATTCTTAACTTGGCCGGTCATGACGTTAACTCCATGTAAATTGTTTCACCCCATGGGGCCTGAAGACTTTTGTCAGTACTAACCCATAACACGGGGTATTGAGGTTCGTCTCCAAAATCATCTGACCCAAGGTCTGTGAGGTACACACATGCTTCAATGTCGTCGTCGATTTCTTCGATTGCTTTGAAGGCCGGTGAGAATGCTGTGCCACCGCGGCCGGTAAACGTTGGTGGTTCTTCCCAGAAGTTTTCTGCTGCGTCCCACTCAAAGGCATCATTGACTTGTGTATCGCAGCCAATACATATGATTTTGGATGGCTGAGTTTCTTTGGCGACAGCAACGATTTCGGACCAGAACTGATGTAGTTCTGCATCGGAAACTGATCCGCTGGTGTCAACACAGATGGCAATCGTGCCGCATGATTCGTTGTACATAGATGGTAAGTATTCATCCTCGCTTATGTATGCTCGGTTAGGTTTACGCCATGTGTATTCATCACGGCTTGTGTTGGTAAAGAAGGGCCAGAGAACCTGACGCCAATCGACTAGTGGTTGAAGCACGTCACCGATAAGGGTCTCGATGTTGCCGGGTAGTTTGCCTTGTGCCTTGGCTAGTTCAGCTGCTTGGTTGATAGCAACCTGCCAGTCAGACTCAAGCTGAGCGCCTGAAACTGCTTCAAGACTGTTACCACCAGCATCTTGTACGAGACCCCAGACTGGCATCTCTATTGTTTCGACATCTTCAAGAAGCTTTACATAGACTGCGTCGGTGGTGTCGTTATCAAACTCACCTTCTGTGTCGACAAGTCCGCCTTCTGGAAGGATGAACCCTGCGCTAAGAAGTTCTCCGTTGATTTTGTAATCACCGGCGACATTCCAAATTGTAGGGTGGCGATCTTGTCGACGTGTCATGTGTTGTAAAACACAATGCATAACCTCATGAGCAACAAGACCAACAGTCTCGTGGATTGTTAGTTTGTTGATGAAGTCAGCGTTGTAGAAAAGATGCTTGCCGTCGGTAGCGGCTGTATCAATCTCTGGTTTTTCTACAACTTTAAGACGCAAAGCCAAGGTGCCGAAGAACGGTTGTTCAATCAGCAACTTGGTTCGTGCCTTGAGAATTTGATTCTCAGCGGACATTCTAATCTCCTAGTAAAGAGGAAGTGAGAAGTACTTGGTTGGCTGCGTCAGCGTCAAACTGGGACAAGTCGCGGACTTTTTCTGCATCGACTTTGCGTGTGACTTTGGTGTGCAGCTTTTGGATAACGTCGTTAGGTAAGAGCGTTTCCGCACCTGGCCAAACTTCGAGTAGTTGTTTGACTGTGTTGCACTGTTCAAGAACAGAATTGATAGACTTTGCAAAATGATGGAACTTTTCTTGATAGGCAGCAGTATTGTCAATTGCAGTAGCAAGTGTGCTGTGGAGTTCGTCACGTACTGTGATGTCAAATGAATCAATGCTGACATCATACGAACCGTAGTTGCTGCCGTAAGGCAGTTGTACAGGCGTATCTAATTCACAGTAGATGTCTGTGGGATCTCCAGTTTCAGCATATCGAGTATGCTTTGTAATGTTGTGAACACGAATTTCTGTAACGTTGCCTGCCTCTGCGCGGTTCAATGCGAGAGAGATTTCGCTTTTAGTTGCCATCTCATTTTGAATCGTTGGTGTTGCTAGCATCGTATTGAATGCAGTAACGGCAGGCATAGTTTGAAGTCCCGCTCGTAAAACAATCATAAGTTCAGGAGATTGATTGGGTTCGGGATTAGTAACTTTGTATTTCTCTTTGGCAGCATCAAGAAGTTGACGGTGCAGTTGTTGAGATAGTCGTACTGTAGCCATGGTTTGAATCCTTTCAGTTAGATAAGTACGTTAGCGTTGTCTTGTGTCCACTTTTGAAATGCAGTGGTTTGAATCAGGTCACGATCTTTAGCTAGTGAGTCACGAACGATTACAACTTGGTATTCAGCAGGCATGCGCTTGGCATAAGCCATGATGTCTTTGAAGTTGTTTTCGTCTGCACGTGATGCAAGAGCACCCGACACAGCAAACAAGATTGACGGATCGTCAGGCACGCTTACCGAATGCGGTGAAGCTAGGACTTTGTCGAGGTCAGGCATCTTGTCTGCAGATTGTTTGAATGCAATGAACTCACCTGCTGGTCCATCACCGATGACTGACGCAACACCGTAGAACTGTTCGTCTGGTGTGCTGCCCATAAACGGTAGTTTGCGGTCAACCATTTCCCATGCACGCGGTGTAGGGAACGCATTCTCCCTGGAGTCGAGTGAATGTAGTAGCGTGGGACGATAGCGTAAGAATGAAATAATAGTAGGGCTAATATTATTACTCAATGCCCAAGCTACCCAGTCATCAATGTTGGCTTCGATTTCATAGTGAGCGAAACGGTTCTTCACTGGTGTTGGCATTTCATGTACAGCTGCACGATCGATGCTTCGGTTACCCGCTGCAATGATTGCTGTACCAGCTGGCAAGCTGTATGTACCAATCTTCTTGTCGAGGATTAGCTGGAGCAATGCATTCTGTGTAGCTTTGGGTGCGTTAGGCAACTCGTCAACGAGCAGCACAACGTTACCTGCGTAGCTACTGTCGGGGTAGTCTTCAGGGACACCGTACTTGGTACGGTATGTACCGTCGTCTTGCTCGACAACTTTGAGGCCGCCACGTACGTCAACTGGGTCAAACAAGTTGGCCCGAAGTTCGAACAGCTTGGCGTTCAGGTCTTCTGCAATCTGATAAGCAATCTGAGACTTGCCAATACCCGGAGGGCCCCAGACCATAGTTGGTATGTTAGCGCGCGCATTGGCACGTAGCTCGTTAGCTAGTTGAGAGGGTCGAATAGTTCGCATTATAAACTCCTTTGTCTATGCGGTTACGTTGGTGATTGTGATTGGTAAATAATGTTTGAAGTCTTCGCTTCGTTTGAAGATGGTCCATGATTCTTGTTGAAAATATTTGGCAAGCTTTATCTTGCATCCGTTGTGACGGTGGCTTGTCATAAGATTGCTGTTGTAAATAGAGTAGATAAGGGTGTTGTTTTTACAGACGTGACCACCAAGCCACATGTTGGTTATGTCTTCGTCTTCTCGTCTTAATGTTTTGTGAGTTGGTGAAATACGATAATCAAAATCATAGGGTCTATGATATGGAGGCGCTGTCCACTTGGTGTGGTGTGGAACTTGTGCGTCGGTCCGCCATTCGAAAGGTCGTTCCATGAAACATACAAGTCGTAGATCCGGGCGATCGTCGTTTGTATTACGTTCACCCCAAGTGTAGTACTCAGTGCAGTAACCGTTGCCGCCGGGGTACATTTCGTGTTCGGTGGGTGGTGAGAAGAGGATGTCTTCTCGGATGTCATGTTGTTCTTTGAGTGCTACTCCTAGTTCTGTTGGAAGATAGTTCTTCATTTAGATTCCTTTCTACATATTTCTCATGACAAAAGCGGCACGCTCCATCCTGGAGTCGATGTCTTCTTCCGCAAAAGTCACATTCACCTATGGGTCTTTGATCTTCATCCACGTCCTTTCCTCCCTCTTAGATAATCTAAAGATGGTTGAAAGCTTCTGCAGTGTGAGTTGTGTGGTCTTGGAAACCAGATATGAAGGTCGTTAGTAGACCCACTGTTTATGAATCGCATGCACACTCGTGCTCTTGGGCATGTGTCGTCGTTACATAAAACTTTGACGGTGCCCCATAGACGATTGCTTGTATCAGTTATCTGGTTTCCGTGATCACTTGAGAACCTTTGAGCTCTCTGTGTATATGATGTCATCGATATCCTCCGCCTGTTTAATCAGTTGTTTTGCAATTGATTGGTAGGCTGACGTATACGAAGCCAAGCCCCCTTGCCCTGTTAAAGGAAACATCTCGATGTCAACGTACTGATTGACATCAGACAATACTTCCAACAGAGCAACTGCTTGGGTTCTAGTCAAGCGGAGAGATACAGTTCGAGACACTACGCAATCCGCCAGACCCGTATAAATTTACCCCCATTTTCCACAACAGTTTGTTGCTCGAGCTTAAATGTCTGTGGGAGTTTCTCTATCTTCTTCAGTCTGTGGACGCAGGCGACGGCTCCGTGTGCTTCGCTTTGTTTAGTGAAGCGCACTGAATCACCTATCTCCATTTGATGCAGCCAAACGTATTTGATTGTGCCAAATTCGCTTGCTGGAGTTCCGCGAGCGCCTACTATTTTCTCAGGCTTCGGGATATTTTTTTCAATAGTAACCGTCATATTAAATCCTTTCGTATAACGGAAGTTGAAATCTTGTCGGTTTACCGATTCTTGTTGTACATCTGGTTCCACAGCCAGCCGCTTAATTTGCTGGCTCGATGTGAAAACCAAATTACTGGACGGCTATTCCATAGCCAGTGGTTGTATCGTTGCTTACTCATAGTGAGCCAAGCTTTTCGTCTAGTGTTGCTATTCTTTGTTCAAGGTATTCCTGTTGTGCACATAGCTCCTCGAAATGTTCTTCAAGTGCGTAGCCCTTGATCCGTCGTTGACCGTCCTGCATGTAATACGTGCAGCTGTCTTCGATCTGTGCAAGCTGAGAGCAGACATCTTCTAGCTCATCTTCAGCAGCGGTAATTAGTAAGCCAATGTCAGCTTCTCGCTGAGCAATTGATACGCCTTCAAGGTAGGCGTCGTATGAAGTATCAGAGACCATGTTCGTCCTCCTTTAAAATCGGCATGCAAGCTGCGATCTCTGTACCGGAGCCTGCATTTATGTCTTCTGCTAACAGTATACATTCGTCTCGCTCAAGGCGCGTTTGTGCAGAGGTAAGTTCTAATTTATCTCCGACGCTGATGTAAATTAGCAACACATATACGTAGGTCATGCTGTCCCTTTCAGTTCTTTTGCAGTGTCCCAATGCCGAGTGATTTCTATATCAACGTTGTAAACTGCAGAACAGTTGCGGCATTTGTAGAGTTCGTACTCAACGCCATCGCTGTCTGCCCAGTTAAGTTTGGTATTACAGTGAGTACATGTTTCTGGTGTCATATTAATACCAGCACGAGTAAACAACTGTGCTGCCTTCTGTTTGTAGTGCTTGTTTAGCACGCTCGATAAAATCTAAGTCGTTAGCTTTTTCTTCTTCTGCTGCTTCTTCTTGAAACTGATGACCCCAAAAGAAACCGCCAGGACAATGGTAGTCTTCGTACCCATTGTGCACCTGCTCTTCTAGTTTGTTGATGTCATCAATATCAAGTTCTAGTTCTTGGCAGTTGAATACTTCGCCGTTGCCTTTGGAATACCACAGTTCCATCATGAACTGCTGCAGGCGGGAGTGTTTCTGCCACTCAAAGCTGTAGAAGTGTGGATTCCATTTGTTAATTCGAACGTGTGCGTATTGATCAAGTCCCATGTCTGTTGTCCTTTCTCCGTGGTCTACGGTTCGTGGCCAGCCAGCAAGCACACCAGCTAGCAAAAAAAAGCCCCCCCGACGCCCGAAGGCGCCGAGGGAACAGGGATTTAGAACGTGATTGCAGCTTTGTAGTCAGCCAATGAAGGGACTTTAGCTTTCTCAGTTCGGTGGTTGCGGTCTTGCTTGTCAGCTTTGAGCTGAGCTAGCTTCTTGATAGCGTACTCGGGGTTTAGTCGGACGTCGTTTTGCTTGTGCCAACCTTGTGCCACACTCTTAACTTCTTCCCAGACCAGATACCAAACACCAGCTTGAACTGCTACGTCGGTCATGATGTCCCAACACTTATCTGCGGTGAACCCGTTGGGGTCTTTTGGGCCGCCGTTACGTTGTTCATTTTCTGCAACGCTGTGATACAGATGTTTGTAGTACGCACGAGCAGCTAATTTTTCTTCCGCAATACGCTTGACCGAATCGATGACAGTATATTCCTCGTACGGGTTGTTACGAACGATATCGCCATAGTTATCCATGAGGGATTTAATACGGTCTTTCTCTTCTGCTTCTGCCAATTTAACCATGCCAGAGACTTGTGACTCACCGTCATCATGTTGCTTGCGAAGCTCTGCAAGAAATGTGTGGCTTGGGACAAGATGCTGTTTGCCGTCTTTGAACCCCCTGCCGAAAACATCCGTGCTGGATACTGTGTAATTATTGAATACGAACGGCGGATATTCTGGAACGTACTCTTCGCGAGCTGCTGCCCCTTCTGGGTCAGCGTTTGTATCTTCTGTATACATATCATGAGTTGTCTCCACAGGTGAGGTTAGTTCTTCACGCTCGCCCTCCATCAGAGGGTCGAAGTGATTAGTAGTTGCGAGTGATTTTTTAGACATAAGAAACTCCTTTTTCTGTCTAGTTGGATGCAAGTCTGGAACGCAAACTTGCTAAGAAAGGAACGTCGTTCCAGAGGGATTCTGGTTCTAGTTCGTCGTCAATAAATTTGATTGGTGGTATGTCAGCCTCAGCCAACACACTGTTCAACCATTCAATGTCATCCATGATTTTCTCCTTTTCATTAGTGACACTAATATTGCCAATCGAAGCGCAGCGTAGCGGAGCGCCGTGTTTACGCTGTCGCTATCAACTGGTTAACAATCTCGCGGGCATGGCTCTGAGCCATTTTTAAGATGCGGGGAAATTCTGTTTTCCAGATGCCTCTATCCTGAATATGGGCAAACTCCACATCATCATTAAAGAGGCAAAGGTCATCACAGAACCAATCGTTCTGTTCAACAGAGGCTAGAATCAACCGCTCCATTAAGCGGATATTCCAGTTATTCTCGGTCTTCGTGCCGAGCTTACCTACAATCTTGCGACCGGGTTGCCAGTCTGCGCTGTAAACGGTTTCATCAAACCTACCAGACTTATATGTCTGATATGCATGCTCAACAGTTACATACTCACTGCCGTACTTATCAGAGAACGGACGGTGAGCTAGGTTAGACAACCAAGCATTCTCATTTGTGGAATACCACACGTTTATAACTTTATTCATATCAATATGCTCCTAGTAGTGCGCTGGTTATGCTGATGCCGCCCCCAAATATATGGAAAGCGACATCGACTAATACTAAAATTACAAAATCCATAGGTTCAATTTTGGATAGAAAACCTTTCATGATTAAACCCTTTCAGCTAATTCATACTGTTTGCGGCGCATAGTTACGCTGTGTTGGCTAGTTGCATCATCAACAATGACATCAGGCTCGAACAGCTCACGCTGTTGATTGCGATATTTGATAACTCGCAATGGCATATCAATGCTCTTGGCAATATCAATCATATGCTTGCTTCCACGGGATTTTTCATCCCAGAAAACAACGCATGCATCTGCATAGGCAGCCATCTGCTGATTGCGTTTATAGCCAGCCGAGCGGCCATGTTTATTCCACTCGGCATTCATAACCGTCAACTTGTAGCCGCGGTTATGTGCGTAGACGATTGCTGAGCGGTCTGCGCCACGCGCGCCGCCTGATACAATTTCAATTTCATCTGGCTGCTTATTCTGCAGCAGATTGTCCAAAGTGCGGTCCATAAGGTCTTGCGACCAGAAACCACGAGAGCCAGCAACTATTAAACGAAACATATTTACCTCCCTATACTTCATGAACATCATTGAACTCGGGGTTCAACATGTGTGCTTTAAGTGAGTAGTAGTCGGACTCAGTCCAACCTTTTTCATCGCCACCAAGACGCTTCCATTCTTTGCGAACAAATGCGGGTTCATCCAAACTTTCCCAAGGCGGAACGTTTTCAGGCACAGCGTGGTCAACATACCGTGCCTTCAAATCAAGCTTGTGGATGTAATGAGCAACGTGAAGGAGTGCTGCACCGACCAAATACATAAAGACGGACAGTGCGATAAAGAACGGGTCCATTCCAGAATGGAACAAAGTCGTAATCGCAACTACCAAAGATGCGATACCTATTGCGTAATAAAAATATTTCATGATGAGCTCCTTTCATGAGCGTTAAACACATATCAGTTGCCAAAAGCCTAATGGCCGTAGGCCATAGGCGTGAACCGTGGTCCGTGGTCCACGATTTGTGTTCCACTGTGTTCCACTGTGTTCCAGCTGTGTTCCAGATATGAATCAGGGTTAAGTGTTTGATGTGTATAGATAAAGTGGATGTGTTCCACTGTGTTCCAGTTTTAGGGGGGGTCTTTTGATGTTGGAAAAACAAAATCAATAAACCGTTTTCTAAAACTAAACCGTGAGTTGGTGGAACACATGGAACACAAGGTCCGTTAACCGTGGTTTGTTGTTCGTGGTCAAGGGGTTAGGTGTGTTCCAGATTGTGTTCCAAGTGTGTTCCATAAACGGTGTATTCGTGGAACACAGGCCGTCGACCGGGGACGGAGGACTGTGGACAGAGGACCGTTGAGAACGAACCGAGAACAGTTATTCGTGGTCATTTGACCGTGGTTCAATGCCCGCAAGCATGACACCCGCAAGCACGACACGTCATTAAAGGGACAACGCCCGCAGGTAGAAGAACCTACGGGCGCTAGTCTCTAAGCGTTATGCACGTCGCTTGCGCATTGTTGGCAGGTTAACGCCGAACGCGGTCAGCACCATCGATGCGAGAGCCAGCGGCCAGCAAATAATAATCACGAGCGGCAGGCGGCTGTCGATGGTGCGACCGGGCATCTTCTTGGGGAAGAAGACAGCAGCTGCGTATACAAAGAATCCATATGCAAGATATTCGACCATGGTTTTAACTCCTTTAACTAACCATTAATTACATATACCGATGCCACGGGGAGCCAAAGCGTAGCGACGCGACCCTTATCTCGATATGGGACCCACACACAGTTTTGTAAACAAGGTTCCATAGAGTAAAACCGGGGGACGGGGGCCACTTGCACGGATGGGGAGGGGGATTTGTGAGCGGTTCGTAAATATATTTTCAAATTTTTTTTCTGGAAAAATTTTCTAGACTGTTTTTCCTTATTCATGTAGCTCTACAAGCTATGCCTGGAAAGACAAAAGTATGTTTGTACTGCGGCGAAGCAAAGCCGCTTTCGGATTTTGGCCCCATTGCCAAAGCCCAAAACGACACTGATGGAACAGGCAAAGTGAATCGCTGTAACTCATGCGTCACTAACAGACGTATGTATAAGAACTCGCAAGACCCTGTGTACTTTCTAAGAGACCTGTACAGCAAACATAAATCGGCCACAGTTAAAAAAGCTAAGCACGAGTGGACCATCACAGTAGAAGATGTGATTGCTTGTTGGGATTTTCAGAAAGGACGGTGTGCGCTGAGCGGTGTATACATGACCCACCACCACGATCGCGGCGAACGCAAAGAATTTAACGCTAGTATCGATCGTATCCGTAGCACCGAGGGTTATACGATTGACAACATCCAACTGGTCTGTGCCCGCGTAAATATAATAAAGAACAATCTGGATGAAGCCTCCCTCTACTGGTGGGTCAAAAATATTTATGATTTCTCTTGTGACTAACTATTAGTTAGACTAATAATTGTGATATGACAGTTGCCACCCAAGTTGTTGCCCTGGACGGCCTAGACGATGCAATCATCGGTACATGTAACCAGCTGGGCGGCGGCGAGGTTGTAGCGTACGACTACAGGAAGGTAGTCGCGCTGTTTGAATCCATGGACTGGAATGAAGACGAGTTTGAAGAATGGTGGGAAGTGATGTCTGAAAACATCCCCCCTGACTCTTACCCAGTGTTTGTAAATCTAGATGATTCGGTCCGATATGAAATCGCAGCCCAAAGAAACGGATGTCACTGAGCTAGACCCACACGTCGAGTTTCAGTCACACCTAAGATATGCCGGTCTAAACTTAAACGAACTTACGACTCAACAGGAGACGTACGTACTCGCGCGCGTAGGTGGCATGAACATCGTAGCGTCCGCGCGTGCCGCCGGTTACTCAGAGCGCTCAGCTTATGACATCGAGAAACGCCCCGCTGTGGCGAAAGCTATTGATTACTTTCGTGAACAGAATCGTGAGGAAGTACGGTTTGAACTGGCCGACGCGCATTGGATGTATCTAAAAGCATACAACTCCAGCGCCAACGCAACAGAGATGAAGAACACCACCGACTCTCTTGTGAAACTGCACGGCCTGTCCAAAGAAGAAACAAAACCACTGGTGAACATACAGATCAACGGATCTAAGCAGCTCGAACGTATGACCGATGAAGAGCTGCTCGAGATCGCCGGTAAAACGATAGACCACTTAGAACCGAAAGCTGATTAGCCATGTCTCGTCTTGCTCATTTAAAAACTTTAGCTAACCAGGCAAAAATCGGGACAGCCGAAAGAATAGTTGGACCCACGTTCGCCCCCTTGTTAGCCAAGTTTTGGGGGGCTGATACAAAAACAATGACAGAAGATACATTTAATCAGGCTGGCAGAGACGCAATAAAGAATGCAGCAGAAGACACAATACTACAGGATAAAGATGCAATTCGTTACGATCAGTACGGTGCAAAACTAGTAGAGAGTAAGTACCGCGCTAACGAAGCCGGTGTGCAGCTGCCTTATTTAGAAGAAATCGGTAAGATGCTACAGACATTTACCCCCGAAAAGGCGGCGGCTTATTCGATTGGGTCAACCAGCGCGTCCAATATTTTTGTTGATGACGACAACAACCTGATACTCAAAGATCGGATCGACTACCCAGAGCTGAATAAAACAAAAGGGTTTAAACGAGACGATTCTATCTTCATGAAGATACACAGATTGTTCGAACCCGACGGGGTGTTCGGTGTATCAGATCAGAACACAAGAGATGTTCGTTTAAATCTTGGCCCCACAAGCAAAAGCGTAGCTCAGAAACTTCGTGATAGAGGTCAAGTAGATAACATACTAAAACCAAAGCCCCGGCCACGCCGTATTGGTGATCCACCTCTACCGCGTCCAGATTACAAACCCGCTCCTATGATCAGTGAAAGATTGCTAGGAACTCTATGACTGAGGTAGTTCAAATTGAGTGCAGACGTTGCCATAAGAATCAGCCGGAGACACTTTACTCTGGAGACGACGGGTACTGTGCGTATTGTGTGGCTGACATGCAGGATGCCATGCCTGACCCAGACCAACCTACGCCCCAAGAAGTTGAACAACGGACCACGGCCGAAGAACTAGCGAAACAGGAGCTTGCATCACGGTTCTTGACTCGTCGTCGGTTGTTGCCGTTTATCGAACGAAACAATCCTGACTACATGGCGGGATGGGTACATAAAGACATATGCCAACGACTCGAGAAGTTTAGTGAGGCTGTAGTAAATAAAGAGAGCCCGCGGCTCATCCTGCAGATGCCCCCTCGACTTGGGAAGTCGACCATAGCCAGTGTAGGTTTCCCTGCTTGGCATATAGGCCGTAACCCACAACATGAGTTTATTAGCTGTTCATACTCTGGAGCGTTGGCTATGACCTTCAGCCGTAAAGTACGGCAGACGCTTCGTGAACCGTCGTTCAAGACTACATTTAAAACACGCCTGGACCCTGACTCGCAGTCAGCGGAAGCCTGGCTAACGTCTGCTGGTGGTGGCTATGTCGCCGCCGGTGTTGGTGGTGGTATCACCGGTAAAGGTGCACATGTATTAGTGATTGATGACCCTGTTAAAAACCGCGAGGACGCAGAGTCACAAAATAACCGTGAGAGCACATGGGACTGGTACACCTCCACCGCGTATACGCGTCTTGCCCCTGGCGGGGGGATTCTTGTAATCATGACCCGCTGGCACGACGACGATTTGGTCGGCCGCCTTTTGAAGAATATGTCGGAGGGTGGTGACGAGTGGGAAGTTGTTAAGTACCCCGCTATCGCGGAGGAAGACGAAGAGTTCCGCGAGGCCGGAGAAGCACTTCACCCAGAGCGATATGACGTAGAAGCACTAGAGCGTATACAACGAGCCGTGGGCCCAAGAGATTGGTCCGCGTTGTATCAGCAGAATCCAGTTGCAGATGACGGCGATTACTTTACAAGGGACATGATCCAGTACTACGACAGAGAAGATATCGACCAGGATAGGTTGCGTTATTACTGTGCGTGGGACTTAGCTATAGGTAAAAGAGATAGAAATGACTACTCAGTTGGTATGGTGGTTGGTATTGACGAGTTCGATAATTTATTCGTTGTCGATGTCATCCGCGGTCGGTTCGACGGTTTTGAGCTTGTCGAACGGATTTTAGACTGTTATGAATTATGGAGGCCCTCGATTATTGGAATCGAAAAGGGTCACATCGAGATGGCGCTTGGCCCGTTCCTAGAAAAGCGAACGCGCGAGCGAGGTCTCAATGAGGCTTACTTCAAGGATTTGAAAGTTGGCCGCCGCGATAAAGAAGCTCGTGCTCGAGCTATTCAAGGTCGTATGCAGCAGGGAATGGTGTTCTTGCCGCGTAACGAAGTTTTTACCGGCCCGTTGGTGGCAGAACTTTTGCGCTTCCCGAACGGTGTCCACGATGACCAAGTTGATGCGTTGGCATGGATTGGATTGATGATGACGGAGTTTTCTACATTCCACGAACGTATTGTTGAGCCGCCAAGCTGGAGAGACAGACTCCGCTATCTTGGTAAAGAAGTGAAGATCAAATCAGCGATGAGTGCGTGACATGACAACACATACTAAGAAGCCCAGATTATCCCCCGGTGAAGAAGACAAGGTAGCCCACGATCAGTGGGATCGATACACACGAGCCCGTGACCATGGTCACATTGACTACATTGATATGGCCAAGAAGTGTGATGCGTTTTACCAGGGCGAGCAATGGGACCATATGGACATTGCCAACCTAGACGCTGAAGGTCGTCCCGCCCTAACAATTAATACGGTTTTACCTACTGTAAATACAGTACTTGGTGAGCAGTCCAACCGACGAGCAGATATAAAGTTCAAACCCCGTCGCGGTGGGTCGGAAGAAGTTGCACACACGCTTACAAAGTTGTACATGCAGATTGCGGATAACAACAAACTAGACTGGATTGAGCAGCAGGTATTTGCTGACGGCCTGATTATGGATGGCCGTGGTTATTTTGACGTACGAATGGACTTCAGCGACCACGTTGAAGGCGAAGTACGAATCAAATCCCTTGATCCATTGGACGTTGTTATCGACCCTGACGCCAAGGACTACGACCCCAAGACGTGGAATGAGTTCTTCTACACTCGCTGGATGACGCTCGATGATATCGAGGAGATGTACGGACAAGACCAAGCCGACCGCCTTCGCTTTATTGCGGAGAACGGTAACAGCTTCGGTCGAGACTCTGTCGAATACAGCGAAACACGTTACGGCGACCTTGATGAGTCTGATGATTATCTTGGCACAGCCATCCCTGGCGAAGATGAATATCGTACTGTCAAATCCTTACGTGTTATTGAGCGTCAACATCGTAAAATCACTCGCGTCAAATGTTATGTAGACCCGAATAC